TTTCTATATATTTCTGCTTTTTTTAGAAAATCAATTGGCATATCTAATGATTTACAAACCTCCAAACCATATATATTAGAACCTTGACCATCTTGTATTTTTCTATCATAGATTATTTCATTATTTTTTCCAATAATTATTCGTATATGTTTTACAAATAATTTATTTTTTTTAATATGTTCTTTAATACATGACATAGTAGTTAATTCGTGTAAATGAGATGCAAAGATAAATGACGCACCTTTATTAATTAAAGTATCTATGCCCGCTGATACAATAGCGATACCAGATATAGATTCAGTACCGCAACATATTTCATCTCCTATTACTAAACTATATTTATTACATCTTTGCAATATATTTCGCAGTTCTGTCATCTCAACTGTAAAACTTGACATTCCTTTGTATATATTGTCCATTCCAGAAATTCTCGTAAATATTCTTTTATAGGGATAATATAACATTTCTTCTGCCGCCACAAACATTCCCGCTTGTGCCATAATAATATTTAATCCGACTGCCTTCATAAAAGAAGACTTTCCAGAAGCATTAATACCATAAAGTAATACACCATCTTTATCTATATTTATATCATTTCCAACATATTCTAATTCATCTTGAATTCTCTCTATTAAAGGATGTCTCATATTTTTCATATTTACAAAAGATGAGTCGCGTTGTCCCTCTGATAAATCAATAACAGGTCTTTTATAACAATAATCAAAAGCATTTTTTGCATTATTAGCGGCAATATCAATTCGCGTTAAATACTTTATCAAAATATCAATATTATCACTATTAATTTCAATAAATTTTGCAATGAACTCATTATAATATTTTAATACTAGAACTGCTATTTTATCATCATATTCACTTATGTTTTTAGAATATTTTTCTATAAATTTATTTGTAATTTTATAGTTAGAAGAAGATGAAGAAATTTGTTTTACTTTAAAACTAGACATATAAGAATTATTATTTTTTAGAGCAACCTCATATCTTTTTTTAGTTATTAATATAAAATATTCTCTATCCTTGTCTATATAATCTATTTTGCATAGAGTACTATCGTTTGCGCCTATTTTATTTATTTCTTCACAATATTTTTCAATATCTTTAAATGTTGCCTTACTATCTCTAGATATATTATCTATATCCTCATATATTCCTTCCTTAAATATATTTCCCATATTATTTTTATCTACAAAGTTATATTTTGAAGCATTTTCCATATCTAATATGCCATCATAAGTCTCTATTATTTTTTTAATAGTAGATTGTATTTCAATATTATTTATTTCATAATCTTCAAAACTTCCAACATCATTATAAATTTCAAGACACGCTTCTATAGATTCGTGAAAATTAATCCAATCTGATGGAGAAATTCTATTTAAAAGTAATTTACGTTTAAATCTTTCTAAATCAGATATTTTTGCAAGATGTTTTCTTATTTTAACAAAATTATTATCTATTAATAATTTATCTATATCATCGTAAGATTTATTGATTTTATCTATATTAATCATTGGCGCTAATAATTTCTCTTTAAAATACCTAGAACCAAATGCAGTAACACATCTATTTAATATATCTATTAATGGTTTATCATTTTGATATACACCGAGGATATTTAATTGAACTGCAGAATTGAACTCTATTGTCATATTATTATTATTTTCAAATATTTCAGGAATTTGCAGTTCTTTAATTATATCAGCATTATGTTCGTAAGCAAATTGTAAAAGACAGCAGAACCCTTCTCTTGCAATAGTAAGTCTCTCCATATTTAACATCTCTATGATTGATACAAGACCGGACTTTAGAAAGAATGCTTTTTCCAATATATGACGTTGGTTTATAATATTTTTATAGAATGAAATATACTTACAATCATCCCATTTATAATGAACTAATATATTATTGATATTTAAATTTTTTAATATTTTTTTTTTAGATTTTTCATCAATATTATCTCCTAAAATTATCAGTTCAATAGGATTATACGCACTTATCATTCTAAATACTTCGTCATTTGCCAATTCAGGGTCTTCCTTTGTTGAACCGATTTCATATATAAATGTTTTCCCAGTTGATAGATCAATTCCTGAAATTCCTGCAATAACATAATTATTAATTAATTCATAAATAATAACCATCATATAATTGCTTTTTTTGTCAGTAATATTAATATTTGAACCAGGTGATAATATTTCTGCAACAGATCTAACTACGTTTTTATTATCTTCTCCTTGTTGTATAATAACAATCGTATAATTATTATTTAATAATAATTGAGTAAATTTACTAACAGAATGCATAGGAAATCCCGCCATTACCGGATTACTTCGTGATATTTCTTTAATAGATTTATTTTTCTTAGTAGTTTGTATACCACATATGTCTGCTATTTTGTATATATCGTTATCGCTATTATTATATTCTGCAATTGTATACATTTCATAAAAAGAACCTACTTGTAAAAATACTATACATTTATCACCATATCGCTCTTTATATTTTTGCATATATCCAATATATTCATCTATTATCATCGTATCATAATAATATATATAATATATTCTTAAATAAAAATAATATAAGAATTTATTATAATTATAATATTATGGAGCAAGAAAAAGAAAAGGAATTTAAAGAAGTATTAAAAATACTAAGTACTATTGATTTAGAAGCCATAGGATTAACTGATACTATAAAATTAGAGTTTTATAAATATTATAAACAATCTACTTTTGGAGATTGCAATACTTCCAGACCTACTTTTTTATATTTTAAAGAATGTGCAAAATGGGATGCCTGGAATAGTGTTAAAAATATGTCAAAATATGACGCGATGGATAACTACATTAATTGTTATAAAAATTATATATTAATATAATAAAATTATTCATTTCTTTTTTTAAATTTGCTGCAATCTTCTGTAAGCATATTTATACATATTTAGTAAAAACGCATAATTAATCATTTTATTTCTTTGATATATAATATTATGTGAATCGCTAGAATTTTTTAATGTCGCTATCAATTCTGCCCCGTTTAATAAATTTGCATAATTTGGTATTATTGGTATTTTATTACCTGTTGTAAGTTCAATATTAGTATAATTAAAGACATATATAACATAATAATATAAATAGATAATATATATCGCAATTGATGTTAATATTATATTCTCAATTTTTGGTAAATTTATTATCATACCTAATAAAATTAGTAATAAAACATAAATACTCTCCAGTATAAATATTATAACAAATGGAATAAACATTACTATATCATTTATACTAATTGATGATATGAATATAATTAAAAGTATTAAAAGTACTACTATAATTATAGGTGTAAAATATGTATTTAAGTAATATTTTATGATTTCGCTGGTAGTATCAGATATAATTGTTGTATAGAATAAACTTAATATATTTTTAATAATAAATGTAAATAATATATTAAATGTAAACCATTTAAATATATAATTAAACCATAATAATGTTGCATATATATAATTGATAATCCATGAAATAGGTCGTCTTCCACTCCCTTTATAACGAGTATCTATCAAATATATAATTATTAGAAATACAACTATTGAAATTATTATTATAAAAATAACAGGATATACAACTAAAAAACTTTTATATAAATTAAGTATATGTGCATAATCCTGAAATATAAAAATAGATTTATTATCTAATTTAACAAGCACTGGTTTATAATTTGCCGAATTTAAACCATCTTTAATAGTAATAGAGGGTTTTTCCTGACCTGAAGTAACAATACTAGGAGTATCACAAACCTTAACATCATAAATAGGAATTGAATTATCAATTAGAGTTTCCTTATGTATATTATACAATTGCAAGCGTTCTGCATATATACTTTTTTTATCAAAACAGATAAATATGCAATATTCTAATAAATATATTATAACTGGTTTAATATTTTTATCCAATGAATTATTTTTACATATTTTAGATTTTATATCTTTAAATCTAGTAGATAATGTATAAGCGTATGATAAATTTAAAATCTTTTTATTTGTATTAAAATTATTTAAATATTTCATATATAATTCATCTCTTTTATCAAATAATGTGTAGAACTTGTTAATATCTATTTTGATATTATTTTCAATTTTAGTTTTATCTTGTTCATTCTCTTTGTATATATAATTTACATATTCAATTATTTTTTTATAAGCAATTTTTATATCATTATTTATAGAATATAAAGGGTGATATTTATTTGTAAAATTTGCAGCATTAACGTGTTGTATATCTGTCAATATAGCATTCTTTATTGTATTGTATCCGGAGGTCATATTATTAGATTTTAAAATTTCATTATTATCATCTAATAATTTTAGTATAGTATTATGATAATTTCCGTTAGTAGAATTATTATATACATATTCATTTATTGTTGAACTATCAAAACTTCCTATTATACATATTATAGCGAATGGATCATATGCAATAAAATTTTTATATTTGCCATTTTTAAATGTTTTCTTATCTTCGCATCTGTAATCGCTATTAATTATAAAATTATCATTGCATTCTTTGAAACAACCTTTTGGTATAGTATATGATATGCTATTTTCTGATATTTCATTATAGCGCCCGTCGCGATTACCTAAATAATAATATGTTGTTGTAAACCATTTATGCCATTGTTCTAAATTATTATTGCATTGTGATTTAACTTCTTGAAAGGCGTAATATTTAATATTATTGCCAAATTCTATTTTTTTATCTTTTATTGTGTATGTATTTAAATTACTGCTGTTAAATAATTTCTCTGTATCTATTTGATACTTTTCTTCATTTTTAATTTTTTTAACATCAATATTATCAGTCGTATATGTACATGTTTCCTTCATATTTTTAGAATTCTTATGTTATTATTATAATATATTATATATTATTATAATCGTTGTTTGTTTTTGTATCTATTATACCGCAAGTATTTGGTATTTTATTATCACTAATTGTAATATCTTTTATCATACATACATCATTAAAAAAATTAGAATCTTCGCATTTAATTTTCCATGAATAATCATCTTTAGAATTATTAATAGTTAAATCTACTTTTAATTGATTTGGATTTTTTACAATTTCTTTAATATTTTTTGGTTTAATTAAATGAACAACATAATTATTTTTCACTAAAGTAGGTAGATTTATTATATTTTTTAATTCAGTAATAGCAGAATCTGGATCTAATTTCTCAATAATTGTAGATATATACTGTGCATTAAATGTATATATATTATCATAAATATTGTCAGTTGTATTTTTTGTACGCTCGTAATCTTCGGGTTCTCTAGCAAAATTTGTAGCATCATCTATAATTTCTGAACTGAAATTCATAAAAAATTTAAATCTTTTCAATAATTCTTGATAAAAAAATCTAAAATCATTTACGAATGAATAAAATTCTAACGGCAGTCTATTTAATGCTTCAAAAAAGCTAGAATTATCATTGAACATAGACGTGTAATCAAAACTACCTCCTCCTATATTTGCAAAACTAGAATCATATAGTTCTTCTTCAGGAGCATACATGTTATAGCATACTAAAACCATTACTAAAATTATCATTACAAGAATCATTAGACCAGCAAAAGGTCTTGACCATTTTAATGCAGATTGTTGAAAAAGATTTAAAAACGAATGTGAACTAAATTTTAGAATTAGAAAAACCCCTGATACAACATATTTTGCTGCTGAAAATAACAATTCTAAAAATAATTTTAAACATAAAAATATTAATGTTAAATATTTATATATTGTATTAGGAGTACTTGTAGCAGTATTCCATAAGGTTTTTATTTCTTCTGATTTTATATTTGCATAAGTATTACTTGTGTTATTATTCAATTTCGCTTGTAATTTTTCAAGAGATATCCGTTCTTCATCTTCTTTGTCCTTTTGGATTTTTAGATCTCTAATTAATGTATTATATTTTTCTAATTTATTTTGTAATTTTCTTATAATATCATTATGTATTTCATTTATATCATAATGTATATTCCCAGGAGTATTATTATCAATTTTATCAGATTCATCTTTTTCAACCCTTTCTTTTAATATATCCATAAATATGAAATATGCATAATTGCTATCTTCGTCGAAATCATAAAAAAATTCATAGTCACCGAAAAATTTACTAAAATTAAATAATATATTAAATACAAATTGAATAATATAGAAACATAATGCGATAACATATATTATTATATAAATTATAAAAGAAAATACCCACCCTATAAGTGCGATAAATGCATTAAATGCCGATCGCGAAGCTGTTTTA